CCGAGCAGCGTTTCAATGCCAAGATTACCAACATGGTAGTCCCAACATCGATGCGTACTCACATCTCTGACCAGATGCCTACCAGCCGTTCGATCAACCGTTTCAACCCTGCTGACAAGGGCGACACGATTGGTACTTACGAGGGTGACTTCAACTACACCTACCAGATTGATGACTCTTGGGTTATGGACCAAACTGGCGCAGACAACACTTCTGCCCTGTTCCTGAACCCTGACGTTATCCAGTGGGGTAGCTTGCGTGAACTGGGTCCTAACAATGAAGTATTTAGCTCTGCTGACGCATCTTTGGACCAGTACATCATGGAAGGCACATTGATTGTGCGTAACCCTGCTGGTGTTGCTGTGTTGGCTGCTGTGGCTCCTACTGGTGCTGCTGTGACTACTAACCGTCCAACTGCTCAAGTCAAGCGTTATTTGGCTTAATCTCAAGGGGGCTAATCACCCCCTTTGTTTAATTTTTTAAAGGAAAAATCATGGCTACATTAGCTTGGAAAGAATATAACTCCGCATTTGTGTCTGACGTTAACAATGGCGACATCACTGGCGTTCTTGGTACTCAGGGTCAAGTTGGATACTTCCCCCGCACTTTGAGCGAATCTGGTATTCCAGTTATGGTTGCTAACAGCGGCACTATTGCCACTAACGGCACTGTGACCCTGGGTACTGCTTTGCCTACAACATATGCTTCCGCTTTTTGCTATTTCCCAGCTTCTGCTGTGTCTGGCGATGCTACTGGCGGTATCTACTACGTTGTGTTTTCTAGCACTACTGTGGGTGTTGTTTATGCTGGTAAATATGGCGTTGCAAACGGTGTTGGCGCTGTTGCGTTTACACCAGTGATCCCAACTGGTACTTTGACAGCCGTTACTGGTTCGAACAGCGCATATACTGGCTCTACCACTGAAACCTACTTGGTTAACGTGACATTGCCTGCTGGCTCTATGGGTAACAACGGTCAAGTCGTTATTACTTCTAACTGGGCTACCAACAACTCTGCTGGCGCTAAGACAGGTAAAAACTATCTCAGCACTACCGTTATTGGTACTAACTCTGCTTACACAACTTCTACTGGTGGCAGTTCTATGAACTCCATCCGTAATCGTGGCGTATTGAACGTGCAATCTACACAATTGATTGGTGGCGCATCTGCCAGCGGTCATGTGTACGCAGCAGTGGATACATCAGTGTCTGTGCCAATCACTATCAGCGGCACTATTGCTACTGCAACTGATAACGTGATCTTGGAAGGCTTCACAGTTCAACTGTTCCCTAAAGATTAATCTTTCTGAAAGGGCCTCTCACAAGGAGGCTCTTTTGGTAAGGTATTGTTATTGGATTAAATATGATTGATGATGAAGTTCGCGTAAATGAAGAATACTATTCCAAAGGTATTTTGGAATCTGGAATTGATGGTGTTTTTCGTCAAAATGACAAACTCTTCAATGAAGTTAAATCAGGAACTTGGTCGCAAACATTTAACACGCCCAATATTGATTACAAAGTAGGGGCTGTTGATGGTGTTCGATATGTTCAGTATGACCAAAAGAACGTAGAAGAGGTAAGGCAGTTTTGTAAGGAACGCAGGGAGTTTCACAAAGTTCATGGGACGGACAACCCATTCTTTGCGGGAACAGCTCACATGATGCAACTTCCCAAATGCTTTGCTCATGAAATCAGTTCCAGGTGGTTTAACAACCGTCCTTGGGAGTTAATTAAACAGGAACGTAAGGATAAGATTCTTTTTTACGCTATTGTGAACGAATATTACAGTGATTTTGTTTGCCACCCTAGCGGAAAAATTCCAATTCCTTATAATCCTTCTATACCGACAAAATAAGGTCAAAAATGGCAGCTCTGTTTATTCAATCTGGAAATGCTTTGGTAAGCCGAGTAGCCAATTGGGTTGGAGCTGTTCCTAGTCCTTTAGCCGTTACTCTAACCAACTCTACAGGCGGTTATTACAACGTCTTAACTCCTTCGGCAAACCCTTTGGGGCAAGTAGTCCCAGGCGATTTTATTGGGCCAAGCACAATGCTGCCCTATACGATTGTTATTTCAGTAACTTCTACTTCAATCTTGGTTTGTGATCCTGATGGCGTTTGGGCCAACACGCCTTATCCATCTACGATTTTAAAATTGCCTTCGCAATCCTCAATGGAAATATTGACTTGCATTCAAAATGCAGAAATGGCTATGCGGGTTATTGAGCTGCCTGCTCTTCGTAGTGACCCATACAGCACCACAAACCCATCTATTTTGACCACAGATGCCCAAGGCATGGCAGACATACCAACTGACATGAATTGGCCTATTTTGTTTTTTCAAGATACGCAACCATCCAATCAGCCTGCTGGCGCAACCAATGTTGGTCCTTGGATTGTTTATGATCGTGTTGGTGATCGTGAAATCATCCGTAGGCGCATGATTGACCAGTTGTACATCCGTCCATTTGGTGTGCCAAGGGTTATTCGCGCTTCATTTTCTGAGGTTGGTGGGCGTTATGTGTTTTCTCCTAACCCTGGTGAAAACGTAACAATCAAAGCGTACTACCAACGGTCGTATAAGCTGTTGTTCTCGCCTACAAACAACAACCTTGATCCTATTGTGCAAAACAATGAAGCTTTGGCATCATTTCCTGAAGGTTATTTGTATAGCACTTTGTCGGCATACTATGACAAAAATAAAAATACTGATGAAGCTCAAAAATGGAAGTCACGATTTGATGATGCTTATGGTTTAATTGAAGATCAGAACTTTAAAGATAAATGGCGTGGTGGCGACCAGCATTTGACTTCAGAATTTCAACCTAGAAACTATCGTTACAGTTTCAAGTAAGGAAAATATATGGCATTCGGTAATTTGTTTGGTTCTGGCGGCGAATCTAATAGTTTGTATGGAACTTCATTAACTAGTGGCAGCATTCCTGCCGCATCGTCTTTTATTTACTTTGAATGGTTCATTTTCAAAGTATCTTCTAGTCAGCCAGCAACGCCAACTGGCGGTTCTTGGGATTTTTTGACTAATACAGGTGTGCCCCCAACAGGCTGGGTGAGTAGCTACTCTGGAATTCCATCAAACAATATGTGGTTTTCTATTGCATTTGTTGATTCTCGCAATCCAACAGGATTTAGTTGGTCAACACCAGGGTTAATTTCTGCTGCCACTTCTACTTATGCTTCTTCTTATGCAGATAAGTTTACAGGCGATGGTTCAACAACAGCATGGACCTTATCAGCAGATCCAGTAACCATTAATAATCTTGATGTAAGCGTTAACGGTGTTACACAAACACCTACAACTGATTACACAATTTCAGGCACAACATTTACCACAACAACTGCCGCACCACTTGGATCAATTCTTTTGGTCAAGTATCGTCAAGCTTTGCCTAATTCATACACTGGCGCATCTAACAACATAAGCTATACCCCTGCTGGCAGTGGAGCTGTAGCTACAACTGTGCAGGCTAAGTTGCGGCAATATGTAAGCGTAATGGATTATGGAGCTGTTGGTGACGGAACAACAAATGATACTGCTGCTATTCAAGCTGCTTTGAACAGCGGCAAAAAATCTATTTATTTTCCATCAGGAACTTATGTAATTACTTCTACATTAACTGTTCCAAAAGGAGTTTCGCTATTTGGTTCAGGATATGAAGTTTGCATTTTAAATGGCTATGGTTTATCAAATGCAAATGCAATATTTTCTTTGACAGGCGGCGATCAATTTTCAACAATTGACAATTTTACATTTAAAGGCCAAGCGTCAGGTTCAAAATCAATTGGTATATCAGTAAACAATGGATATTATGTAAGTTACACAAATTTAAGATTTACCAATTTGTCTTACGGAATGTATTTAGATGAGGCTGGCTCATCTTTAATTCAAAATTGTAATTTTACAAACTGTTTAATTGGCGCTCAATGTATGGGTGGCAGCGCATACAAATTTATTTCTTGTGAGTTTCAATATGGCACTGACGTTGGCATCAAATTAATTGCTTCTCCAACTACAGGATTTCCAACATCAGCAATTGTTATTGCCAGCGGATTTACGTCTAATGTTGGTATTGATGTGCCACGAGTGCCAGGCGCTTTTGGTGGCAATAGCATTTCAGTAGATAACTGCTACTTTGAAGGTGACTTAAACTTTTCTACATTAACAAAAGCATTTCGGATTGGTGAAACTGGTAGCGGCAACAGCGTTGTCATGGCATCAATTTCAAATTGCCGTATAGCGGGATCAAATTCCGCAAAAAGTGTTTTTGCCAATTTATCAAGACTTTACTTTGCCAATAACATTGTTGGTTCGGCAATGGAAGTACAAAGCACTGTGCTTGGAGCTGAATACATTGGAAATGAATTTGATGGGGTGTTTACCAACAATACATTGGCTACTTTGACGCTTGATTTGGGAACAATCCAAACCAATTGGATTGACAACGCCACTTACGCTCAATTGCGTTTGGCTCAAGGTGGTCATGGTATTGATGTTTTGACAACCCGTGTTCGCCCTGTTGTGACAAATGAAATTAGCCTTGGTGATAACGCATATTTTTTTACCAATGCTTATTTAACTGGCGGCTTGTACATTAATAGTGTTCGATGGACAACAGGCTCTGGATCGCCACAAGGCTCTTTATCCGCACCTGTTGGCTCTATGTATACACGAACTGATGGCGGCGCAAGCACAACTTTGTATGTCAAAGAATCTGGCACTGGTAACACTGGATGGGTGGCAAAATGAAAATCATACGCGACAAAGATGGCAATCTCATCAACATTGGTGACTGGGATTTTCAAGAAGGTTTAAACCCATTGCCTGAAGGTGCATTAGAAGATGACGCAGAAGTTGTTGTTGGATACGATGGCGGCAAATATTTGTTTGATGACCCCATGCGTCTCGGAAAATAAATAGTGGCTAACAGCAAAATATCAGCATTAACATCTGCTACCACGCCGCTGGCGGGTACGGAAGTTTTGCCGCCAATAACACTGCTGCAACAGTTTATTTAACTGGAACTTATTTCGTTTAAGGATTAAAAATGTCACTTACAAAAACTTCTTACTCAATGATTTCTGGTGCACCAGTTAACGTGCTAGATTTTGGTGCTAAAGGTGATGGCACAACAAATGACACCGCAGCCATCCAAGCAGCTTTGGATTATGCCAACACGCTTGGAAATGCTTCTTTGGTATTTGCTCCAGGCGTATACAAATGCAATACTGGATTGACGCTTTATCCAAATACAGTTGCAGTCAAGGGTAATGGGGCCAAGATTGATTTTAGCGGCATGACCACTGGCTATGCAATTTCATTTAGCCAATCTATAACTGATGCAAACATTCGCAATGCAGTAAACAAAGCGCATCCTATCAGTGACCTTTACATGGTTGGCCCCACAGGGTCTGTGTCTGTTACTGCTGTTAAAGCAATTGACCAAAACCCTATTAGCGGAGCTTACTGGCTTTCTGGTATTACGTTTAATAGTTGCTCGTTTGCAAACTTCAAACGCTGTGTTGAATTTGGTAACGGCTCATTTTTGTTTACTTTTTATGCTTGTAGTTTTTATACATTAAGCGGCACAGGATACGATTATTGCTTGTATCAACCAAGTGGCGGCTCTAACTACGGTGAAAATAACGAATTTATTGCTTGTTATTTTGGTATTACTATTGGCTCTGTATATTTACAACAAAATGGTAATGCAACAACATACTTTAAAGGATGTTCTTTTGACTATGCTGTAAATGTACTTTATGTTCAAGCAGGTACAATTTATTGCGATGGATATATTGAATCTAATACAGATACAGATTATTGGATTAAAGTAAGTGGCACAAATACAATAGTTCGTTTGTCTGGTCAAGTTACCGTGTCTGGTAACAAATCAGCATATGAATTGTTTTATTGTGATTCAACTGTAACCACAGGCGGTTTGGTTTTAGATGCAAACATTGAGTTCGGTGGCGGGGTTACATATACACCAACAAGCAGAAATCTTGTTTCAGGAACGGGTCGCACATTGTGCAGATATGTTGGCTCCTCGCAATCAACTGTTCACCCTGCAATTGGTGGTGGATTGAACTTCTTGGCTAATGGCGGTTTTGAATCTGCGTCTTTGACTGATTGGACTTTGACAGGAACAACGCCTCCAGCTCGGTCTACTGCTCAAGCCCATGCTGGCACTTATTCATTGGCGTTTACTGGATCATCAAGCAACACGCCAGCAGCAACACGAAATATCCCATGTCAGCCCGGACAAATGTTTACAGGTGGCTTGTGGTATTACTGCAATAACATCACAGGAACTAGCGGAACTTTTTACATTCAATACAACTTTTTGGATGCTGGCGGTACATCTATTTCTGGCGGTTCTAATTTGACTGTTACAACCAATCAGGGAACATCTTGGTTGTATTTGCAACTTAGCCCACAAGTCGCTGCGCCTGCTGGTACAGTTAACGTGCAATTGGCAATATCTGTATTTGGTACTGTTAGCGGGTCACCTGTTGCTTACATTGATGATGTAACTTTAGCTGTTGTATAAGGATTGTTATGTTTAAAAACAAACCGTTCTTGACCAAATTTCAGGATAATCATGGCTGATTACACGAAACTGCGAACACCATTTTCCAATATGTCGTTTACTCCTGACGTTCCAAGCAATGCTTTGGGGCCAAATGAGTACAACTCTGGGCGAAATGTTGAGGCAGATGTTCGTGGCGTAAAAAAGATTTACGGCGAACAATCCATTCTTTCTTTGATTCCTTACTTTCCTATTTTTATGGAAGGTGGATTTAGAGCAAATGGACAGTTTGTATATATCGTGGCTACACGCGATACAAATAATTTTGGTCGCTGGTATATGTTGACCAACAACTCTATTGTCAATATTACTCCAGGTTATGCTGCAAACAACAACGTAACACTGCCTGGATACACAGACAACATTAATATCACCACATCATGGGTTGGTGAGGTTTTCTTTATTAATGATGGTATTAGTGCGCCAATGTATTTCTTACCTAGCCGCACAGAAATAAGTAGTTATGATGCAGCTCCAGACAATTACATTTGGAATTACGACATTGGTGTAACCAAGACAACTGCTGCGTTTATGCGTAACTTTTGTTCGCCTAACGTAGGCAACATTTTAGTGGCAGGTAATTTGACCAAAACATCTGGTGGAGTTACATCAGTTTACGAAACAACCATCCGTTGGTCGCAAGCATTTGCAAACACTGGTGTGCCAGCATCTTGGGTTCCTACT